AAGGCTTGCTAGGGATGGGTTACTCCGAAGGCGGGGAAGTGGAAGAGGAGTCGCCTGACGAGGAAACAGAAGTTCAAGGCTATGCAGAGGGTGGCTTGGTAAACCCCTACGCAGCAGATGATCCGAACGCCCCACTGTCACAGAATGTTCAGCAGACCGCTTCAGGCCCTAAGTTTTTCACGGATGTTTTGGCAAACCAACCGTTGCCCGGCGCTCCGCTAGGTCAGGGTGTGGTGCCAGAAGGTGCAACCGCTCCTAAGCCCGGACCGTATGACAACCTATTTTTGCCTAAGGTGTCGCCCACAGCAGGTGCACCTACAGCGGAGGTAGCGCCTCCGACCTCGCCACTACGCGCAGCAACACCCACAGGTGCGCCGACTGCCGCACAGGCGTTGCAGGGGTTAAAGTTTGCGGAACCGAGTTTCGCGGTTCCCGCAGCAGCACCCATTACTACCCCAACGTTTACAAAACCTGTGTTGAAGGCGGAGAAGGATTTGCCTGCGCAGGTAGTTAATCTTGCGCCTATGCAGGTGTTGGAATCATACGGCGGAACGCCGGTTAGCTTTGCTCGCCCAACTAATGCAGCGGCACGGTTGGAGGATACGGGCACTAGCGGCGTGGGCGGTGTGTCGTTCTCTGGGTCTGGCACGTCTAGTGCAGCAGGAGCCACGAATAAGACACCGTTGGGCTACGAGTACAGCACCTACAAAAGTTTGACACCAGAGCAGCTTGCTGGATCGGGAACCAAGGCCCAGATCGGCGAAATGTTTAAGGGTATTATTGGTCAGCAAGAAAAAGATGTAGCCGCTTTGCGTTCCGAATACAACACAGCCATGTCGTATGGTAATACAGACTTGGCAGCTAAATTAAAGCCCATTCTAGCTGATCAAGAAACAGAATTAGGTTTAGTAAAAACAGATTTGACTAATGCGGGCAAATATTTTACAGGCGTAGGCGGCGCATACGAGACACCTACCCTGTATCAAACACGTCGCGAAACAGATTGGCTAAAGAACCAAGGTATTACTGGGTATAGCGGATTAGACATAGGCTCGATTGGTTTTACACCTGAGACGAAAGTTGATCCGTTTTCCACGGAACTTACAAAGCAACAGAAGGACTATACGGTAGCTAATAACGTATATATGGAGTTGAGTAAACAATTTGGAGCGAACAATGAGTTTGTTAAAAATTACTACAACGATGTAGTTGCTCCACAAAAGCAACAGTACGATGATTTGAATAAACTAGCCGGTGGTGTGACAAAAGCAAACCTGTATGGAACGATCACAGGTGCTGCAGCGTACAAAGATTTCACCCCGTTGAAATTGGCGGAGATTCGTAATGAAGCGCAGACAACTGCCGCGTTTAAGCCAACGTTTGATCTTTACCAAGGTAACGTAAACAAGCTAATTACTGCTAGAGATGAGGCGGATAAGTTGGGCTTGAGCGGTTATGCGTCAAAACTAAATAGTTTGCTTGAAACGGAGCAGGGTAGGTTACAGCAAGTTATTGGCGCGCGTCAGTCCGCTATTGATCAAGCACAACCGGATCCTATGCGTGATTTGATTTTGGGTAAACAAATGACAGCCCAGAAGATCACAAGTTTTGCTGGACTTGATATGCCGAATCAGGATTACTCTAAGCTAAGCGCGGCTCAAGCTTTTGACCCAGTTATCACACGACAGAATCAGGACTACCAAGCGGCCTTAGGAACGTACAACCAGCTTAAGGCTTTGTATGGGGACAAGGCCGACGTCACAAGGAACTTCTTGAACGACGTGGTGAATCCACAGAAGCAGGAGTTAGATCAAGCGACGTTGATGAAGGGTAACGCTAATACAGCGTTGCAGGCTCTCAATACAAACTATTTAACCTACATTCCTCCTAAGCTAACAATAACGTCAAAGACTACGGAAGAAAGTATTCGCAATGCGTTTAAAACATCCTACGAGAATGTTGAAAAAAGCGTAAAAGCGCTAGATGGGATTATTCAAAACTATGCAGACAAAACAGGTGTTGGCTATTATTCGGATGCGCTTCGTAACAAGATTAGTGCAGTAGAAAAACAACGTGAGAGGATTGATGATGATGTCAATGCGTACATCAATAGAATTCCGGGTCGAGCGAAGGGCTCACCGATCACGGGCGAAGTAGCGAGTTCCAAGTCGAGGGCCATGCTAAAAAAGTTGCAAGGGGATGAGCCTTCCCCCGTCATGCGTGCAGAGGGCTCTCCTGCTACGGGTGAGGTATCCTCACTCGAGCGTACTGAAACACCTGTAGTAGGTTCGATTGGTCGCGGTATTCAACGGGCAAGTGAGTTTGCTTCTGCTCCGTTTGGTTATGACAATCCCCCAGTGCGTATGTTGTTGGAGGCGTTAAACATTCCAGCAGCAGGTCGCGCGGTGGAAGACATTGCGCAAGGGTTGCCATTAACACGGGGCAAGGGCACGGCTACTTACCCAACAGAAAATGCTAAAGCGTTGTTGGAAGCGACGTTGAACGTGGCTCCTGCTGCGGGGCCCGCGGCTAAGTTAGTAGCAAAGGGTGCGAAGAAAGCAGCCAAGGAGTTAGGCCCTACCTTGGCAGAGCAAGCGATGAAGTACGCTCCTGCAGCGGAACCGATGTATGCAGTCAAGCCTAAGGGCGGCACCTTCTATCCATCCAGTTTTGGTTCACGCATGGACGATTACTTAGATGACGTAGTACGTAATCTGTCCCGCTCTACTACGTTGTCTGGAAAAGATGCGGAAGGTGTAGCTGAGTTTATCCGCAATAAAGGCCGCAAGTATTTGACGACTGAATATGGCACTGCCGAGGATTCGTTGCGCAAGGCACTTTTAGAAGGTCGCTTGCCTCGTTTTGGCACAGACAAACAGGCGTTTCGTACTTACGCACTAAAGGCTGCGCGTGGCGAGGGCCGTGGTGCAGGAGCTGCCGCAGAAGAAGGCGGAGATGCAGCGCAAGCATTGTCCCGCTTAATGGGTGATCCAGAGGCGATTGCTGATTTGGAGAAAGCCTATGATGCAGCTACCGCCATTCGTGCAAAGTTAATCAAGCCATCAGACGTACAGGCTAATGAAGGCTACAGCATAGCAAACAAAGTAGAAGCACAGCTTCGTGAAAAGTTACGTGCTGAAGGCGTTCCAGAGGAGCTTATAAACATTGAGTATCCTTATCCAAAAACCATAGAAGACCTATCAAAGTCTTACGCCTCTGAATCGGAAAAAAATCTTGGACGAGTAATTGAAGAGTCTTTGCCGGGTGGGGCACCTACGGAACTTCGTTCGCAATTTCCTAAAGACGTTGAGAGCATGCTATATGCAGTGAAAAACACTGAACCTATTTATGACGTGGGCCAGCCTTCATTGGATTTCTTAAAGGCATCTAATCTTGCAGAAGGTATTGCTTCTATCCCGCTAAAAGATTTACAACGCATGAGTTTCCCTGAAGCCGTGATCAAAGGCACGAAGAACATGAAGTTGGTTAGGGATTGGCAAGAGGTTTTAAAGAACGCGGAAAGCGGAAAGAATCTTCCTAAGCAGCTTTATTTTAAAGGCACTGAACCAGTAAAAGAGCTAGGTGAGAATTTGCAGTGGGTTCGCGTAACTAGTCCTGATGCGGTTGAACTAGAGGGGGCTGCAATGCGCCACTCTGTGGGAGGCTACAAAACCAGCAATAGTTACAACTTAGGAGGCAAAGACGCCTTCAATCAAGGCCGTGCTCGTATATACTCTCTGCGCGATAGCAAGGGGGTTCCCCAAGTTACGGTAGAAGTAGAGGCGCTTCCTAATGGCGAACTTAACGTAACAAGACAGATTCAAGCCAAGTTTAATAGCGAACCTACTGCAGAGCAGAAGCGAGCAATCTTCAGGTTGTTTGATGAGTTGAATCCATCGTCAATGAGGTCTACTGTGTACAGTAGGGATAGAACGGGTTCCTCGCTTAAAGAAGACGCGGTGGTTAACTGGGGCAACGAGTATCAGGATTACCTGAAATACAAGAATAAAGATGGGGAATAGTTATGCCAATAGATAAAGCAGTCAATGCGGCCCCCTCAACAAGCATTGAAATCGACACAGAGGATATGCCCGAAATAGAAGTCATCTTGGAAGAGGACGGTGGGGCAACGGTCGAGATCGGTGAAATGGAGGACATGGAAGTTAGCTTCGATGCCAACCTAGCCGAGTTAGTTGACGAGGACGAGCTTGGCCGCATGGGCCTTGAGCTCATGGCCTTGTTTGAAGCAGACAAGGCTTCCCGCGAAGATTGGGAAGAAATGTATGCCAAAGGCCTAGATCTTTTGGGCATAAAGATGGAAGAGCGCACGAAGCCCTTCCGTGGCGCGTCTGGCGTATCTCACCCCTTGTTAATGGAAGCTATTGTTCAGTTCCAAGCACAGGCGTTAAAAGAATTAATGCCCGCTGGTGGCCCTGTTCGTACGGAAATAGTAGGCAAAGAGAGCATAGACAAGGCTCAACAGGCTGCTCGCGTACAAGATTTCATGAATTACCAGCTTACAACGGTGATGCAAGAGTACACGCCGGAGTTTGATCAGCTACTTTTCTACGCTGGTTACGGTGGTTCAGCGTTTAAGAAGGTCTACTACGATCGACAACTCGGTCGAATGGTGTCAAAACTGGTGTTGGCAGACAATTTGTACATCCCGTACAACGGTTCATCGGTCCTGTCGCAGTGTCCGCGCATTACTTACTTGGTTCCCATGCCAATTAATGAGTACAGAAAGCGCGTATTAGACGGTGAGTACCTCGATTTAGACATTCTGCCAGACACTTCTCCACCCACTGACAACCAAATCCAAGAATCGCAGGATCGTCAGACAGGTCTAAACCCTTCAGAAGTCGATGAAGAGGTCTTTTTGATGGAATTTACCATCGATTGGGACCTAAAAGGCTTTGAAGCAGTCGATGAAAAGGGCGAACCCACTGGAATTGCCTACCCATACATCATCACGATGGAGCAATCGAGCGGTAGGATCGTTGGAATTCGTCGTAATTGGAAAGAAGGCGATGAATTACGCCTGAAAAAGAACTACTACGTGCATTACATGTTCATTCAGGGCATGGGCGCGTATGGTTTGGGCCTCGTTCACTTAGTCGGTAACCTAACTAAGGGCGCAACGGCCGCTCTTCGTCAGCTTTTGGATGCTGGAACGCTGCATAACCTGCCTGCAGGCTTCAAAGCTAAGGGCGCACGTATTGCAGACAGCGATAATCCGATCCAACCGGGAGAATGGAGAGACATTGATGCAGGAGGCGCGGAACTTTCGGCCTCATTAATGCCGCTACCATACAAAGAGCCTAGCCAAACCCTGTTTGCATTGCTTGGTTTCCTTGTTGACGCTGGTCGCAGGCTCGCCTCCATTGCCGATATGCAGGTAGGTGAAGGCAATCAGATGGCGGCCGTTGGTACGACCATTGCATTGCTTGAAAAAGGCTCGTCGGTTATGTCGGCGATCCACAAACGCATGCACTACGCACAGAAATTGGAGTTCCAGTTGCTGGCGGAGGGCTTTGGCGAGTTCTTGCCTGACGAATACCCGTACGACGTACCGGGCGCATCACGCAAAATCAAAAAAGCAGACTTCGACAGCATGGTTTCCGTCTTACCTGTTGCCGACCCCAACATTTTCTCCTCCGCACAACGTATCACGCTGGCTCAAACCCAGTTGCAGTTGGCACAGAGTGCTCCGCAGATGCATAACATGTACGAAGCGTACTACCGTGTGTATGCAGCGATGAATGTTCGTGACATCGATGGCATTCTTCGTCCACAACGTAGTCAAATGCCGAAAGACCCTGCGCAAGAAAACGCAGATGTTATGGATTTGATGGAGCTAAAGGTATTTGCAGGCCAGCAGCACGACGCACACATCTTGTCGCACTTAGTAATGGGCATGTCGCCAATGATTCAGGCTAATCCTCAGGCAGCCATTGAGTTACAAAAGCACATCTTGCATCACGTGCACATGCAGGCCGAGGAGCAGGTAGCTGCTGACCTCTATCGCGAGTATGGCGAGGACCCTGATGGTTTGGTGTCTGATATTCAACGTGAAGGCATGGTTGCTATTCAAGTTGCACAAGGCATGATGCGTATTCGTGAGATACAGGGTCAGTTGTCGGGTGCCGGTCCTGATCCGTTGATCCAGTTGAAGGAAACAGAGATTCAACAGCGCGCTCAGGCAGATCAAGCTAAGATTGCGATCGACAATAAACGTGTTGCTTTGGATCAAGAGAAGATGGCACAGCAACGTCAAGCTAATACCGATCGTATTCAGTCACAAGAAGACATTGCACAACTGCGCGCCGAGGTTACTCGCGAGCGTTTTGCTCAACCAAAACCACCGGGAGGCCCAAATGCCACTTAAAAAAGGTAAGAGTCAAAAAGTGATCAGCACCAACATTGGTGAAATGGTCGGATCCTTTAAAAAGACAGGCAAGATCGGGACAAGTAAGCCCGCAACCAAACAAGCAGCCGTAAAACAGGCCGCTGCAATTGCTTATGAAAAAGCAGGTAAGTCTCGCGCCAAGCCCATGAAAAACGGTGGCGTGATGGGCCCTGTGAAATCCGTCCTGCGCAAGGACGCAATGAGAAGAACTAAGATTTATTGATTCTAAGCCCTCCAGACGGTGGCTTAAACCGTCTGCTACTCATGGAGTTTTACCATGCTCACATTCGCTGAAGCTATATTAAAAGAAGTGAGAAAGTTGCAGGCTGATACCGAAGCATTGGTATTGGGCGGCGGCATTCCGGACATGGAACGCTACAAGTTCTTGATGGGTCGTCTGGAGGGGTTACGAATGGTGGAAGATTCCACCAAGGAGTTGGTGAAGAAGTACAACGCCGACGATGATGACTAGCCCTAAGGAGATCCAATGGAAGTTGTAGAACAGGAAAAGCTTACTCCTCTTGAGGAGAAGTGGATGAAGGAACAGGAAGAACAAGCGTCAAACTTTTCGCTTGAGAACGCCTTTACCACCAGCGGAGATATCGACAAGGAACGCCTTGAAGGTACTCTTATGGATCATCTACCTCAACCGACTGGCTGGCGTATATCAATCCTTCCCTATCGTGGAGCACGTAAGTCGAAGGGCGGTATTGAACTAGCAGAAGAGACCCAAAAGAAGACACAGCTTGCAACTACATGCGGCTATGTTTTGAAGTGTGGCCCTCTTGCCTATCTCGATCAGGACAAGTTCCCGACCGGAGCATGGTGCAAGGAAGGCGATTGGATTATCTTTGGCAGGTACGCTGGAGCGCGCATCCCTATTGAAGGGGGTGAGGTACGTTTCCTTAATGACGATGATGTTTTGGGCACCATATCGGACCCAAAAGACATCTTGCACATGTTCTAAGGAGGAATAATGTCAACTGAACAGCTTGAATTTAATATTGGCGAAGACGAAGAGCCAGCGACTGTCGAGATGAATAACGACGGTACTGATGCAAAGGTCACCAGCGTAGAGGAGCCTCCAGAGATAGAGGAAGTGCCTGCTAAGGGTAAGCAGGCGCAGGAGTTGGACAACTACAGCGACTCAGTCCAAAAACGGATTGATAAGCTGACGGCCCGCCTTCGTGAAACAGAGCGCCGTGAGCAGGCAGCCTTGGAATATGCCAAGAGTGTCCAGCAAAAGGCCACTGAGTTAGAGCAGAGATACCATCAAACGGATACTGTACGTTTGCATGAGACTAAGAGCCGAATTGAAACGCAAGTTGCTGCGTTAAAAGCGGTAATTCGTCAGGCTCGTGAAGAGGGTGATATTGATACGGAGACAGAAGCGCAGGAACGCTTGGCTTCAATTACGTATGATCATCGCAGAGTGTCTGAGGACGCTGCCGCTCGTCAAAATCAGAATGAGCAGATGGAACTACGCCGTCAGCAGCAGGCTCAACAAGCTCAGCAGGTGCAACAACAACCGCAACAGCAACGCCGTCAACCTGACGAAAAAGCTGAAGCGTGGGCCGAGAGAAATGAGTGGTATGGACGCGATGCTGTCCTAACCAATGCAGTACAAGGGGTTCATTATCAACTCGTTGTTGAGGAAAAATTTGACGCAACGTCAGACGAGTACTATGATGAATTAGATAAGCGTATGGCAGAGTATTTTCCAGAAAAATTAGGACGCCAACGTCAGCAAAACAACAGGACAACTCGGCCAGCGCATCCGGTTGCCCCTGCATCCCGTTCGTCGGGTATCAATAATGCGCGCCGCTCTGTCAAGCTCACCCCGAGCCAAGTAGCGATAGCTAAAAAACTGGGTGTACCGCTTGAGGAATATGCCAAATACGTTAAGGACTAAACCATGGAAAATATCGACATCCCAAAATTGAATCGCAAGTCGCGTTCGACTGAATCTCGCTCTGCAACTGCGCGTCGTAAGCCGTGGGCACCTCCTTCGAAATTGGACGCGCCTCCAGCTCCTCCCGGATACAAACATCGATGGATTCGCGCTGAAGCTGCAGGAGTCAGTGACCGAAACAATATCGCTATGCGATTACGTGAGGGTTACGAATTGGTTCGTGCAGATGAATATCCTGATTTCGCAGGTCCAGAGATGGAGGGTAGCACCTACAATGGAGTTCTCTCCGTAGGAAGCTTGCTCCTCGCACGTATGCCAGAGGAGACCGTAGCAGAGCGCAACACATATTACACCTCGCGCACCCGGGAACAACTGCGGGCGGCCGATAATGATTTATTGAAGACAAATGCTCATGACAGCATGCGTATTCAGAATCCTTCTCGTCGCTCTAAAACCGTTTTTGGTAGCCCTGCTATCGAAGGCGACGATGAGTAATCTTTTTAAGGAAAAGACAAATGGCAAACGTTGATAAAGCCTATGGTCTGCGTCCGATGGGCAACTTGTCAGCAACTGGCGGCCAAAAGCAGTACGGCTATCTGATTGCGGACAATCAGTCTGGCGCTATTTACCAAGGCGATCTAGTTACACTTTCCAGTGGCTACCTCGTTAAATTTGACGCTACTCTGCACACTGTTGCAGTTGGCGTATTTAACGGCTGCTACTACTTGGATCCAACCACCGGCAAGCCTACATGGAAGAACTACTATCCGGGTTCTGTCAACATCACCAGCGGCACTATACAAGCTGATGTACTTGACGATCCTAGCCAGTTGTTCACCATTCAGGCAGACGAAGATGTTGTTCAAGCTGACATCGGCTTGAATGCACCTATCGCCTACACTGCAGGTAGTTCAACTACTGGTGTTTCAGCAACTGAGTTGGATTCGTCCGCCATTGCTAACACTGCTGGCCTCGTGCTGAAGATTGTCGGTAAGTACGACATTCCGGGCAACAATTTGGGTGAGAACTACACTCAAGTCGTTGTGAAGATCAACGCACACATGTATAGCAGCGCAGGTGTTGCTAATACTGCACCAGTGTAACAGGAGCTAAATCATGGCAATTACACGCGCACAACTAGTAAAAGAACTTGAGCCGGGTCTGAATGCCTTGTTCGGTCTGGAGTACAAAGGCTACGAACAAGAACATTTGCAGATTTATGATGTCGAATCTTCGGATCGTGCCTTTGAAGAAGAGGTCATGGAATCTGGCTTTGGTGAAGCCCCCACGAAAACTGAGGGCGCTGGCGTTTCGTATGACTCCGCACAGGAAGTCTACACAGCCCGTTACACCCACGAGACGATTGCTTTGGCATTCTCTCTGACGGAAGAGGCTGTTGAAGATAACCTGTACGACTCTCTGTCGGCTCGTTACACCAAGGCTTTGGCTCGCTCCATGGCAACTACACAACAGATTAAAGCTGCTGCCGTTTTGAACGGCGCGTTCACCACCTCGATCGGTGGCGACGGCAAGCCTCTGTTGGCAACTGATCACCCAACTCTGGGCGGTCCTGATCTGGTCAACGAACTAGTAGTTCCTGCTGACTTGTCAGAAACCTCTTTGGAGCAGGCTCTGATCGACATCGCTGCGTTCACTGACGAACGTGGTCTGAAGATTGCTGTTCAAGGCTTGAAACTGATTATTCCTAAGGAACTTCAGTTCACCGCAGATCGCATTCTGAAGTCCACTCTGCGTACAGGTACAGCAGACAACGACATCAACGCCGTTCGCAACATGGGCATGGTGCCACAAGGCTACACAGTCAACCATTATCTGACCGACCCAGACGCATGGTTCATCCGAACCGATGCTCCTAACGGTATGAAAATGTTCAACCGTGTGGCATTGAAAACTGGTTTCGAAGGCGACTTCGACACTGGCAACATGCGCTACAAAGCACGCCAACGCTACAGCTTCGGCTTTAGTGATCCGCGTGGTATGTTTGGTTCCGCAGGCGGAGCCTAAAAAAAGGGGCTTCGGCCCCTTTTCTTTTGGTGTCGTTGGTGTATATTGACGACATTCCGGGGTCATCCGGCATATCTGACAGTCCCGGCTGACGACATGCAGACTGATATGCCAAACTTCTCGCATGTGAGGGTATTAAAATGGCAAGAACTACGTTCTCCGGCCCGGTTGCATCTACAAACGGGTTCATCGCAGGTACTGGCGCAACAGTTACATCCATCCTAACAGCAACTTCCACCATTGATTTTGGTTCGATTAGTGCTGGTGCAACTTCTGACTCTTCCGGCATCACCGTAACAGGTGCAGCTACAGGTAACGCAGTCATGGTAGGTGCTCCTGCAGCTATTGAAGCCGGTCTGGTAGTTACAGCATACGTTTCGGCTGCAAATACCGTTAAGGTACGTGTTGCAAACGTTACTGGCAGCCCAATCAATCCTGCTTCTGGCTCATTTACGGTCGTTGTCTTAAAAGCAACTGCTTAATAGGGGGCTCCCATGAGTTCCAGCAATATACAGTCGGTTCAAAAGACCACTTCAGTAAAAGCGGTCAATGGGCGAACTCGTCTGCTCGGGGTGTATTTCTCGCACACAGCTACTCCTGCTACGTTGACCTTAAAAAACGGGTCGAATTCAGGCACAGCTAAGTTGACGATGACTACTCCTTCGTCCGCAGGTTCACAAGACTTAATTATTCCCGACGCAGGCATTTTGTTTGAAGACGGAATTTTTATCGCAGTGAGTGCAGCAGACATCACCTCAGTGACGCTGTTGTTTGAGGGTGGAGCAGCCGCGTAATGGCAACTAAGCCTAAAGGAATGGGCATAAAAACCTCGGTTAAATCGGGTAATTTCCGTGCAACCAAGGCTGGAGCGGGCATGACCAAGAAAGGCGTGACAGCTTATCGTCGCGCTAACCCGGGAAGCAAGCTTCAGACGGCTGTGACGGAGGATAATCCCTCTTCTGCACGCGCAGCACGCCGTAAATCGTTTTGTGCACGTTCTGCTGGGCAAATGAAGATGTGGCCTGAGGCTGCAAAAGACCCAAATAGCCGCATAAGGCAGGCTCGCAAACGGTGGAAATGCTAAATGGAAACGGCAACAGTTATTTTGGCAGGTTGGAATCTGCTAATTACAGTTATCTTGGGTCTTACTGCGCTTTTGTACAAACAGTACATGGACAAAGCCAAAGACCAAGGTGCAGAAGTGCAACGCCTTAGTATTCTTTTGAACAAAACACGAGAAGAGATTGCTCGTGACAATGTAACAAAGGCTGAGGTTGAGAAGATTACCGAGCATATTGACCAGCGATTTAATCGTTTGGAAGAGAAGATCGATCGTTTAATCTCGAGGAACTAAACATGGCAACAAAACCGGGCTTGTACTCAAACATTTGGGCTAAACGCAGACGAATTGCGGAAGGTTCTGGAGAAAAGATGCGTAAACCCGGAGTGAAGGGTGCGCCGACTAAAGCGGCGTTTGTTAAATCAGCAAAAACAGCTAAACGGAGTAAATAATGGGATTATTAAGCAAGATGAAAGAGGTAATGCCTAAGCTTGCAAAATCTAGTGGAAAACTAGGCATGGGTGCTGCGATGATTGCTGCAAAAAACGCACAACCTTCTGCTATGCCTGCAAAAAAGCCAAAAGCACGCGGCCCTGTAGGCAAAATGCTTGAGGTATCGATGGCGAAAGAGAAGATGTTTAAGAAGGGTGGCGCTGTTAAGAAGTCTTCTGACGCTGCAGGTCGCGCTATGGGTCGTAAAACTGCGGATGCTAAAGGCCGCGCTATGAAAAAGGGGAAATAATCATGGCTGGACGTGGAATGGGTGCTGCAACTAAAGGCGGTGGCTGTGTTGAAAGCGGTCCTCGCAACAAAATGCTGTCTGAGCCAAGCAAAAAGACAGGTCCTGTGATGATGCAAAAAGGTGGCGCTGTAAATAAAGGCGCGATCAATCAGCACAAGAAAATGGCTATGGGCATGGGTATCAAAAAGATGAGAAAAGGCGGTATGTGCTAAATGACGACATCTGGAACAACAGTATTCGATTTACAGATCGATGACCTGATCGAGGAAGCGTTTGAACGTTGTGGCATGCAAATGACCAACGGCAAACAACTCTCGACAGCACGTCGCTCTTTGAATCTGATGTTCCTAGAGTGGGCAAACCGCGGTTTAAATCTTTGGACCATTGAATTAGCTACGTATAGCTTAGTTCAAGGGGATACAGAGATCACTTTGGACACAGATACGGTTAATGTTTTGTCTGCTGTAATTAGGCTCAATCAAAGCCCAGCAACAGACATCATTATTGAACGCATTGGACGTGAGCAGTATCTGGACATACCTGACAAGACTACGCAGGCGCAACCGGCGCAGTACTATGTTCAACGTACCAACGTACCAAAGCTGTTTTTGTACCCCACGCCTGATCAAGCGTATCAACTGCGTTATTACCGTATTCGTCGAATACAGGACGCAGGGAATTACACTAATACGGCGGACGTTAATTTTAGATTCTTACCGTGTTTAGCTGCTGGGTTGTCATACTACTTGTCGTTGAAGTATGCTCCAGAGCGTACGCAAGGATTAAAGAGTATTTACGAAGAGGAATTTGCTCGCGCTGCCGCAGAAGATAGGGATATCGCCAGTACCTATTTTGTGCCAGATCTAGGGGCCTAACATGGCAGGGTTTGCTTCAGGCAAATTCTCGTTTGGCCTGTGTGATTACTGTGGGCAACGGTACCCTTACAAGGTACTGAAGAAAAACTGGCGCGGGTTTAAGGTTTGTCCGGACGATTATGAGCCGAAAGAACCTCAACTAGACCCCCTGCATTACAGAGGCGACTCCATTGCACTGCTGGAGCCGCGCCCTGACAGGATTGAGCCTGTGGTGGTGTATGTTGGATTGCCCGGAGATGCAGCCTTTCAGAGTATTGGAAGCGCCTATGCAACCGTTAATCGTACCAACATGCAGCCATTTCCAACACAGCAGCCTGTTCAGGGAATTGGAGCAGTGGGAAATGTAACGATTTCGATTCAAAACGGTTAGCCATGACTTACGACGAACTGGTCACGAACATACGCAATTACACGGAGGTTGGAAGCAATGTCTTCACAACTTCGGTAATCAATACGTTCATCACCATGGCTGAAAACCGCATCCTTCGTGATATCGACTTGGACGTGTTCAAACTTGAGGTTACAGGCACGCTAACGGCCAATAACAAGTTTTTGACCGCTCCTAGTGATATTTTGACGCATCGTTATTTGATTCTAACGAGCGCCAGCGGTGACCAGATTTTCTTGGATTTCCGCGACACTTCGTTTATGAAGGAATTTTGGCCTGACGGTACAGACACAGGCGTTCCTAAGTATTACTCGGTATGGGATCAAAACACATTCTATATCGCACCTACCCCTGCTTCAGGTTACGCAGTGGAACTAGGCTACATCTACCGCCCAGCACAGTTGTCGTCTACTAATACAACGACATGGGTAAGCATAAACGCTCCTGAGGCATTGCTATACGCCTGTTTGATACAGGCTTATAGCTATACCAAGGGGCCCAAAGAAATGCTGGACTACTTCAATGGCTCGTATACACAAGCTATGCAGGGTCTGGGCATTGAGCAGCAAGGTCGCCGTCGCCGTGATGAATACCGTGACGGTATGCTTAGACAACGTCTTAAATCGGAGTCACCGGGTCCATGATATCAAGCGCAGGCGGAGCCTTACTAGGCGACATCAGAGCAGTCTCTGTTTCCGGAAGGGGATTTACCCCAGAGGAAGTGGCGGAAATGGCTTTGGAAAAAATTGTTTATATCGGAGAAAGTTCCCATCCAGTTATCCGCGATCAAGCGGAAGCGTTTAGGAACCAGATTCGTGCAGTATTAGTGCGGTATATGCGGCAAACAGTTACTTCGCATAACACCACACTGGCAAATCGCCTTCGCGAAGCGGGGCACCCTGAACTAGTCAAACTTTTGGAGATTTAACATGGCTGGATTTACTACGGCAATGCCGACCTCCTTCAAGGTGGAAATCCTGAAGGCGGTTCACAACTTTACAGCCTCAACAGGCAATACCTTCAAGATTGCTCTTGGTAAAGCCACCGCTTCGGTGACAGGCACTTATGGTGCTGCAACCACTAGCTATACAAACTTGACAGGTAATTCTGATGAGTTGGCAAACGGCAGTGGCTACACCACTGGCGGCAATACGTTGGTGTCCGTTACTCCTGTATCGGATGGCACCACAGCGGTCTGTGACTTTGATAACACTACGTGGTCTGCTGCTACGTTTACCACTTCTGGCGCGATCATTTATAACGATAGTGCAGCAGGTGATCCAGCGTGTGCTGTTTTAAGCTTTGGTGGCGATCAGCAAGTAAGTTCTGGCGACTTCCAAATTCAATTCCCTGCTGCTGCTGCAGCTACTGCGATCATTCGTATCGCCTAATAGGAAGAGAATGTGCCTAATCTCGTTAAGGCTTGGGATGAAGGTGCGTGGGGAGACGCCACGTGGGGCGGTATTCCTACCACCGGTATTGTCGGCTGGGGTGCAGGCACGTGGGGGCAGAACGCTTGGGGCGGAATCGTTGAAGGGACGATTGTCACTCCAACGGGAGTATCAGGTACTGGATCAGTAAGTAACGTAACAACGGTTGTAATCCCTGCCATAACAGGGGTTGCAGCAGCAGGTGCAGTAGGCGATGTAACGACTACCACAGGCGATATTGTTATCCCGGTAGGCGTGGAGGCCACTGGACAGGTAGGTACAGTAGCGATTACTGTTGCTTACGCGGTTACTGGAGTGCAAGGGGTCGCCGAAATCGGCGGATTCTTTGTACAAGTAGACGATGTTGTTGTACCCGTAGGTGTTGAAGGCGTAGGTGATGTAGGTACGGTATCAATTATCACAGGCGTTGTTTTCAACGTCACAGGGGTAGACGGTACAGGTGCAGTAGGTACGACACAGGAAGCGGTAATTAGCCCTGTTACAGGGGTTGCTGGTACAGGTGCAATAGGTACAGTTGAGTTTGCAGTCAGCTCAACCATTACCCTAACCGGAGTACAGGGCACTGGTGCAATTGGAGAGGTAGTACCGTTCTTTGGAACGGCATACGAAGTAACGGGAGTAGGGAGTACAGGCGCAGTTGGAACGGTTGTTCCAACACCTACAGGAGTTCCAGTAGGTGTTTCAGGAAATGCGCAGGTTGGAAACGTTTTAATTGAGATTGACGACAGCAAAGTAGTAACAGGCGTGTCGGCAATTGGAGCAGTTGGAACAGTCTTGATTAGGGGATGGTCAATCGTTGATGATAGCCAGAACACGACATGGACTGTGGTCAATGACTACCAAGACCCGGTGTGGGTTGAGGTCGATGTAGCATAAGGAAATAACATGGCTAGTACATTTAGTGATCTTAAAATTGAACTGATTGCCACAGGCGAACAGTCTGGTACGTGGGGTATTACTACCAACACGAACTTAGGCACTGCGCTTGAGGAGGCTATTGTCGGCCGTGCGACTGCCAACTTTACGACAGACGCGGATCTAACACTGACATTGACGGATACAAATGCGACGCAAATAGCGCGTAACTTTATTTTGAATGTCACGTCTGGGGTGAGCCTTAGTGCTACGCGTAATTTGATTGTTCCGACGATCGATAAGCCCTACATCATTGAAAATAATACTTCTGGAAGCCAAAGCATCATTGTTAAGACTTCTGCAGGTAGCGGCGTTACCGTACCTAATGGCAAAACGGTCATGGTGTACGCTAATAGCACTGATGTGGTGATAGCGCAGAATTACTACCCAACACTGACGTTAGGTTCTGCGTTGGGAGTGGATTCGGGTGGTACAGGTCAAACCAGTTACACCAATGGTCAGCTTTTAATTGGTAATACAACAGGCAATACCTTAACTAAGGCAACGCTTACTGCGGGCACCAATGCTGTTATCACCAATGGTACGGGTTCAATCACGATCGGTGTTTCTCCTGCACCTACCTTTACTGGTTATGTAGAGATTGCAGGTACATCAAGTTCAGGTGCATACATTAATTTGTATGAAGACACTGATAACGGTACGAACTACGTCGCTTTTAAAGCACCGCAATCAGTGCCTAATAACACTACATGGACCCTTCCAAATGCGGACGGTACCTCTAGTCAGGTATTAACAACAGATGGTGCGGGTAACTTGTCTTGGGCAACCCCGTCATCTGGAGGTATTTCTGTTGGCAAGGCCGTGGCTATTTCAATGATTTTCGGCTTTTAAGGAGTTTTTACCGTGGCAAACCCAAATATTATCAATGTAACAAGTATCTACGGCAACGTAGGATACGTTATCCCTTCGTCAGCAGCTACTGCTACGACATCATGGACATACAACGGCACGACTACCTTGACTGGTTTAACCCCAGCAGCAGGTACAGTCAACCGTGTGACATCCATCACCGCAGCTAATACGACATCAAGTGCTGTGACTGCAACGATTGCGATTGGTAACAACGCGACGTTCGGTTCAGCTACTGTGACCACGTATCCTGCTTATCAGATTTCAGTGCCGCCAAATGCGACGCTGATTATCATCGACAAGACCAACTCTGTGTACATCACTGAGAACCAATCTGTCGCTGCTTATTCTGGTACAGCTAGTGCGCTGACCTTTACAGCTACGTTTGAACAAATAACATAATCCGAGGCTGACATGGGACTTCGTTATCCCGGTGGTTATGTCACTGCGACATTTAATCCGCTTGCCCTTTATACGTCTACTCCTAACCTACTAGTTGTTGCTGGCGGCGGTGCTGGCGGTTATGACCAAGGTGGCGGTGGCGGTGCTGGCGGTTTTCAGCTTACTTCCTTTGGGTTTGTTGTTGGGACTACTTACAGCATAACAATTGGCGCTGGCGGCACGGGCGTTTCTTCGAACACTGTTGATGGCGGCAACGGATCAAACTCTGTTTTTACTGGGGTTACTGCCACTGGTGGTGGGGGTGGTGGGTCATTAAGAAGAAACGGTATTGCAGGTGGTTCCGGTGGCGGGGCGGGCGGGCCAAATAATACTGGCGATTATAAAATCGGTGGTACAGGCGTTGCATTACAAGGAAATAACGGCGGGTTTACAGCCTCGTCAAACACATACGCCGGAAGTGGCGGCGGCGGTGCTGGCACATCAGGTTTAGTAGCAAATTCAGGAGTTCGAGGTGGTAATGGCGGGTCAGGTTCCCCAACCACGATTACTGGATCGCAAACGTATTACGCTGGCGGTGGCGGAGCCGGAGTTGCGGGTACATCCGATATAACCTTACGAGGTTTTGGTGGTGTAGGGGGCGGCGGCAATGGAACTACTGATAGTGCAGCCAACGGTTCTGCTGGCACCGCCAATACGGGCGGGGGCGGTGGAGGATGTCATACCGGAACTACTTCTTATGCAGGTGGCTCCGGCGTGGTCATCGTAAGAAACGGCAGAGCAGCAGCTTCCTACACAGGCTCCCCAACAATTACAATGGCTGGTAGTGATTACGTATATACATTCACTGGCAACGGATCAATAACATTCTGAGGTAGATATGGCGCACTTCGCTAAACTTGATGACAACAACGTGGTGCTAGAAGTCAACGCACTCAGCAACCATGAGCTAGTCACCAGCAAAAACACAGTAGACGAGAACGGCAATGTAGTCGTTTCTTTGGTTGAGTCTGAAGACAAAGGTATTGCTTTTCTGACTGCGTGGTCAGGCGGTCATACTAACTGGAAGCAGACAAGCTACAACGCTACATTCCGTGGCAAGTTTGCGGCTATTGGTGACACGTATGACCCAGTAACAAATTTGTTCATATCGCCTGTAGTGGTACAGCAAGAAGTGCCAGCGGGTCTACCTACGATGGATTTAACCGCGCTAGAGACTCAGCCAGAACCAGCAATAGCGTCACAGGCGCAGGTCGATTTAACCTCAACAGACTTACCGGCTATCACTAGCGCAGACTTTCCTGCATTGACTTCAGAACAGATAACGGGGCTATAACATGCCACAGTACCAAGGTGTATGGACGCTAGAGCAACAGGCTCAGGCTCAGTCTAATCAGCAATGGGTAACTGACCCTAATTTCAAAAACACTACGTTGCTGTTGCAAGCTGACGGTACAGGTAGCGGCTCGCAAAATCAGACCTTCCTAGACGGCAGTACGAACAACTTTTTTATCACGAGAAACGGTAATACCACCCAAGGATCGTTCTCACCGTTTAGCCAAGCTCCGGGGTATTGGAGTGTTTATTTAAACGGTAGTAGCTCTCTTGATGTCGCTTCTAATGCTGTACTGGCTATGGGTACAGGTGATTTTACGTATGAAGCTTGGTTATGCGATACGGCTACACCACCAAATTCATCAAATCCATCTCATGTGATTGGTGTCAATTCGGTAGGTGGTGGCGTTTTGCGAATATACGACACCGGGGTAGACTTTAATGTCTATGGTGTACCAACTTATTTTACGTATTTAGTTACTAGACCTATAGGTACTTGGTATCACTTAGCCTATACACGCTCAGGAACTACCGGCAGACTTTTTTTTAATGGCGCATTAGTTGCTACCGGAACGGATTCAACTAACTATTCTTCTTCTACTAATTGTATTATTGGCTCTAATCCCACTACTGGTCAGTTTTACACAGGGTATGTATCAAACGCTAGAGCGATAAAAGGAACCGCTTTATATACCTCTTCGTTCACACCACAGACAACACCATTAACTGCCGTTTCTGGAACATCATTACTGACTAGTCAATCTAACCGTTTTGTTGATAACAGTACAAATGCGTTAGCTATTACTGTTCGGTATAGCGCCCCCTCCGTCCAAGCCTTCGGCCCTTTTGCTCCTGCGCTGCAATGGACATCAAATGTGGTTGGTGGGTCTGGGTACTTTGATGGTAGTTCGGATTATTTAAGTTTGGCGAGTAACGCCAATTTAACTCCGGCAAGTAGCACCTACACATTTGAGTGTTGGGTGTACAGAACTACTTCTGGCGCGATGACTATTTGGGATACCTCGGTTACCAGCGGTTTTTATATACACATTAATGGGTCTAACAAAGTTGTTCTTCGTTCGTATGGAACGGCGGATATTATTACTTCGTCTTTAAGTGCTCCAGTTAATGCTTGGTTTAGTGTAATAGTTGCTAGAGGCGCGGCAAACTCCACAAAGATGTGGATAAATGGCTCTTCGTCTGATGGTGGCTCAGCCACTGATTCCACTACGTATGTTGCTGGAACAACGTATATTGGAATTTACGACGCAAGCACTGTCCCTCTTACCGGCTACATTGCAGGAATGCGTTTAGTTAAAGGCTCTGATGTGTATGGCGTATCAAACAGCACAATCACGGTTCCTACAACACCGCCTACAGCCATTACCAACACCCAGCTACTCCTCAACTACACCAACGCCGGTATATACGACGGCAAGATGGCGAACGTATTTGAGACAGTAGGCGACGCACAAGTAAGTACAAGTGTATTTAAATATGGAAGCGGCAGTATTTATCTTGATGGTACTGGGGATTATTTAACTACCCCAGCAAATCCAGCATTTAGATTCGGTTCTGCTGATTTTACGATTGAAGCATGGGTTTTTATTACCTATGTAGCCGGTTCAGGTTATTACAACATGGCATGGCACAACAACGGATCATCTAGTTCTACTGTAACAGGAAGCACCAGATTACCTCTTAATACATGGACGCATATTGCTTGGTCTAAAACAGGCACAAGCATGAGGTTTTTTATCAATGGTGTTCTTGATTCTGGTGGTGTGCAAACAGTTCCTGCAATAATTTACAACAACGCAGACCCACTAAGAATTGGCTATGGCGCAGATCATACTACGGCTGCTGGTCGTGATTTTTGCCATTGTGGTGAGGTTGGCGGAACTCAAAATAAATGGTTTGCTTATTTTGCAAACGGCGGCAGTGGTAATTATTATGGTTATATAGACGACTTTAGAATTACTACTGGTGTTGCCCGTTACATAGCAAACTTCACGCCTCCACAACAGGCACTGCCGAGACAATAAGGAATAGAAAATGAGTGACAAATATCCCGGTGGGTTTGTAACTACAGGTGCGCCAGCAGGCTCTTCTGTGTATTTTAATGGAAGCAGTTATATAACAGCACCAAGCAGTGCGGCATTTAATGTTGAGGGTGGCGCTTATACTATTGAAACTTTTGTATATTTTAATACAGTTGCTACTGCTCAACGAATATTTGTAATGACTGGTTCATCTCAAACCTACGGTTTGATTGTCAGCACTGGAAGCACTAGCAATTTAGAAATAAATTTATTTGGTACTGGGGCAACATTAACAGCAACAAATGCTTTTGTAAATTCTTTAAAGGCTTGGTCGCATGTATGTGTTGTTTCTAACGGAACAAATAGATCAATTTTTGTAAATGGAGTGCGATATGCAACGACCACTAGCGCATTATTTCAAGCATCAAACAATGCTATAAGTATTGCGGGGGTAAGCGGAACTTACGCTGGCGGCAATCCTGATGCATATTTTTCAAATTTTAGAGTTGTAAAAGGTACGGCTCTTTATGACCCAACACAAACAACACTTGCTGTCCCAACTCAGTTATTAAATATCGCTAATACTCAGTTGTTGACATTGCAAAATCAAACCATTGTTGATAATAGCGTTAACGCATTTACATTAACATCCACAGGAACACCAGTAGTCAGCAACTTCACACCGTTTGCAGGCTACACAGGATTCAACCCAGCGTTAGGCGCTGCGGCTGGTGGTGTATGGACGATAGACGAAGCTGCGTATTATCAGAACAACCGTCAGTGGCCTATCTACGACCCGTACTTCAACAGAACTACGTTGATGCTGCATGGTAATAGCCAAAACAATCAGGCTACGTGGATAACTGATGCAAGTACAAACAACTTTGCTTTAACTGTTGTTGGCGATGCTAAAGCTGCTTCACAAACCCCATTCTCGCTTACTACATACCCAACTTCAGGTAGCGGGTATTTTGATGGTAGTGGTGCCAATTTAACGCTTAATCCCGGAGCTTCTTTTGCATTTGGCACTGGTGATTTTACTGTTGAACAGTGGATTTATCCAACAGCGTCCATTAACCAAGCGTATTTGATTGATGCTAGAAATTCAGGGCAGACAACTAACTGGGCAATGGGCTTTGGTTTAAATGGTGGTTCTGGTAGATTTTCATTTTTTGACGGGGCAACTGCATACGAACAACCAACATCAACTTATACTTTAAATGC